TGTAAACTTTAGGGAACATTCAAGAGATGCACTTGCATACGCAATGGCTGACAGAATGGACCAATTAGCGTTCCTTACTTTAAGTGGTATTGGATATAACTTGAAAAACAATGGTGGCTTAAGACCATCAATGAACTCAGGTCAAAATCTAAACGACTTAGCGTTTGGTTCAGACGTAACAGCCCCAACTTCTAATAGACATAGAAGATTTGATGCTACAAGTGGTATCGTAGCTGGTGATGTAACTGCAGTTGCTGCAGCTGACAAACTAAGCTATGGCGCTATTGTTGATCTAAAAGCTTATGCTAAAGATCAGTACATCAGAGGATTAAGAGGCGCAGGTAATGATGAAACATATCACTTATTTGTAACACCTCAAGTAATGGCTGACCTAAAACTCGATTCAGACTTCCTTGCTAACGTAAGAAATGCTGGAGTAAGAGGACCAGGTTCAAGCTTATTCTCAGGTTCTTCAAGTCTAATGGTAGACGGCATTATGGTCCACGAGTTCAGACATGTGTTTAACACATCTGGTGCTACAACTGGAACATCCGGAAATGCTGGTTCTGCTGGGTACAAATGGGGTGCTGACGCTGATGTTAATGGTTCTGCATGTTTATTCTGCGGTGCTCAAGCATTAGCTATGGCAGACATTGGTGCTCCAGAAATAGTAGAAGATACATTCGACTATGGAAACCAAAACGGTATTTCAATTGGTAAGATATTTGGTCTTAAGAAGCCAGTCTACAATTCAGACGTAACAGGTCAGAATGAAGACTTCGGTGTTATTAGATTAGATGTAGCATATTAATTGTGGTATATTTTATGGGTGGCTTGAAGAAGTCACCCATATTTAAGGAGTAAAATTATGTGGATAGTATCAAAAGAAGATAAGTACGTAGCTTCAACATGGGGCGCGTCAATCAGTTTAAAAGCAAACGAACCAAAACAAGTCGCTAAAGATCTTGGGTTGCTTTGTTTACAACATGGATGCGAAGAAGTACAAGGTGGTATCAAGGAAGAGCCAATTGTAAAAGAAGCACCTATTGAAGAAGTAATAGAAGAAACTTCAAAAGACCTTGAAAGCATGACTAAAGTAGAGCTAGAAGAATATGGCAGAACTGTTGGTATAGAGCTTGATAGGCGTAAAAAGAAATCAGATTTAATAGAGGAGCTTAAACAAGCGGAGTAATAAATTATGGCAGGGACACTTACAGGCACTAATTTACTTAGTAGAATTAGGGATACATTACAAGACACTACTAGTGTTAGATGGACCGAATCCGAACTCTTAAACTATATAAACGATGCACAAAGAGAGATTGTTAATTTCAGGCCTGAGTCTAGTGCTACTACAGCTACTATAACTTTAGTTGCTGGAACTAAACAATCTTTGCCTGCAGCAGGTTTAAGGCTAATAAAAGTAGTAAGAAATATGTCTGCTGCTTCTGACGGCACTGGTAAAAGGTCTATTAGAATAGTAAACGTTGACATTTTAAATACACAAGAACCGGATTGGCATGATCCTGCAGTTTCAGGAGATGCAGCGCACGGGGCTATTGTAAAACATTATATCTTTGATGAAGATGACCCAAGAAACTTTTACGTGTATCCAGGCGTGTCTGGTAATTCGTATGTAGAAATTGTTTACTCAGCTTCACCTACAGATCTATCAGCAGCTAGTGATACTATTAGTGTTGATGATATTTATGCTAACGCTATTATAGATTTTGTTCTTTATAGAGCATATATGAAAGATGCGGAGTACGCAGGAAATTCTCAAAGGGCAAGTACACATTATCAGTTGTTTACAGCAAGTATAGGACAAGGTAACCAAGCTCAAATGTTGTTAGACCCTAATAATGATATGGTTTCTAATATAGGCGCTGTTCCTAAGGTAATGCAACAGCAAGGTAGGTAAATGTGGCAGCTTACTCTTCTTTAATAAAAGAAGTTCTACCCTATGTACCTTTATGCCCAGACTCTTTGGTAGGACAAAATTTACGTTCTGCAACTATAGAGTTTTGTGAAAGATCAAAAGCATACGTTCTCGACATAGACCCTTTTAATACTATTTCAGGGGTCTATGAGTATGATTTTGATATACCTACAGGTACAGAGGTTCATCAAGTGTTGCTAATGACGCATGATGGCAATGATATGGACCCTATAAGTCCTCGTAGTTTAGAGCTAAACTACCCAGATTGGAGGAATAGAACAGGACAACCTCACGTATATTTACAAAAAACTCCTACTACTTTTTGGATAGTGCCAGTTCCAAGTGGCTCAAAAGAAGTTATAACTAGTGTTGCGCTAAAGCCGAGTAGGACATCAAACAATATAGATACAACTATATCCAACCAGTATAGAGATGCCATCATATATGGCACTTTATACAGATTACTTAGGATGCCAAATAGAGAGTGGACTGATATAGGAGCAGCACAAGAGTATCTATATCAGTTTAATCAAGAGATATCACAAGCAGAATTAAGGGCCCGAGGCGGAGACCTAGGGGTAAAAAGAACTGTTAAGTACAAAGGAATAGGATTACCAAGGAGACGGTATGGAAGGTACGGAAAGGAGATCGACTACTGAGTTACCAGTTTATACTGACATACGAAAATGTTGGAATGTTATAAAAGCTGGCATAGTTGATATTTTAAAAGAAAATCCTTTACTAAGTTTCATTCCTGAAGATGTTTACAGTGAATGTGTAAATGAAAGGGCTTTTCTTTACACCTCTCCTGTAGGTTTTTTGATACTGACTATAGAAGTAGATCAGTTCACAAAAGACAAGACATTGTTGCTATGGATAGCGTATACTTATAACAAAGGAGGCCATAATTGGTTGGCCCATGATGAGTGGTTTAACGACTTAGCTAAAGAAGCAGGTTGTAAGTATCTCGAAGCGAGATCACGAGTTCCAGAAATGGAATCGTACACAAAAAAGATAGGCTGGGAGTTAGATACACGAATTTATAGGAAAGAAGTTAAATGAGTAGTAAACCAAAACAATCTGAGTACCAAGCAACAGAGGCTGAAAAAGTACAAGCCAAAGTAGCTAAAGCAGAAAAAGATTATTTTAATCAGATGTATAGCCCTTTATTAAGGGAAATGCGTGACATTTCTTTAAAAGAAAACTACGGAGGTTATGTTGCGGGTAGGGCTCAAGCTGACACTATGCAGTCTTTATCTGGTAAACCTTCTTTAATGGCTACTAGATCTGTAGACGCACAAGCAGATTTATTATCAGCTGCAATCGGTCAACAAGTGCAAGGTAGAAGTCAAGGTTTAGCTGCACAAAGGAACAGACAAGTTGGCGTTTTGGCTACTGCTAGAGGGCAGCAGGCTGATGCAACAACCGGCCTAGCAGGGGCAGCACGAATAGCGGCTTCTGATAGTTTACAATCCGCTGAAAGAAAACAAACGATAAGAAATGCAAACATGAAAGCCGGATTAAAAATAGGCGGTACTATGTTGGCACAAGGCTTTGAAAATATGGGCCAAACAGATGGTAGCTTTTTTAGTCCGGGTCCAAATGTATCTAGGACAGAAGGTGCTGCAGAACGTTTTAGAGAAGGTTTAAGTATTTTTGGATAATATATAAATGGCAAGAATTAATACATTAGCAGACGTAAATGATCCACAAGCGCTTTACGGCCAAATGGCTAGAGATGACTATGATAATTACATAAGTGATTTTAGAGGGTTTGAAGAAACACTTTTAAGAGCCAGAGATGATACGAGTCTTATTGATAGCGCAAGACGGGATGCTAAAGTCCAAGAAAGAATATCAAGAGAAATGCAAACCAGAAATGTAGAAAGGTATGGCGGAGCAGGGCTATCTAATGCTCAAAGGCAAGAACAAGCAAGGGCTTTACAAAGAGGGACAAGTTTAGCTACTGTGGGTGGTATAAACAATGCGAGACTCGCACAAAGAGAGATTAACCAGTCCACTCTTGCTGATCTTATAAACATAGGACAGGGTATTAACAGGAATGCTTTGTCCCAAATGAGTGACGCCGCTCAAATGCAAAGCAATAGATATAACGCGTACAAAAATGCTAAAGCACAGCATAGCGCACAAATGATAGGTTTAGGAGGACAAGTAGGATCTGCATTACTTGCAGCTTTCTTAATTTAGAACTATGGTAGAAACTTTCGCACAAGCAGCAGCAACTGGCCTTTCCGGACCCAGCAAAATTCAAAAAAATTTAACTACAAGTGCTGTAGCTAAAGCTACAAGAGAAGAACTAGATTCTAGAAAACAACAACAAGAGTTTGATAGAAACTTAGAGATAGGAATAGAAGCAGGTATTTTTGAAAGAGATGGTAAAACTGTACGAGTAACAGCAAACGCAATAGAAAACTTGAATAAACTATCTCAAGGTAATAGAGAAACTGTAGCAAATGCTCTGCTAATGAATCAAATGATGGGTAGTTATACTTCTGAACAAGACGGCAAGCTTATTAAAAAGAAAAACAGACAAGTTTTTCCTCCTATGTTAGCAAAAAGTGGGGCCGTGCCTAACTCTGTTGAACAAGGTGCTGCTGCAGGTAACGCTAGTGATATTGAATTAAAAAAACAATATGTAAGTGGCGCTAAGCAAGGTTTTATTACACCGGCTATAAACCAAGAAGGTAAGTTTTCTATTTTAAATTTATTTGGTACTGATAAAGCAGATGATGTACCTACGGTATATACAGAAAGCGAAGTTTTAGCGGGTTTAAATGCAAGGGCAGATAAGTTCAACATTGATGGGTCTAGACTTTTCCCTGGTCAGTATCGTGAGTTAAGAAGACTAGAAAGCACCGGCGAATTTGGTATCTCTAATTTAGGTGGCGGTACTGATGAAAGTTATATAGAGCTTGTTAATGGAGTTTTTGATGAGAATGTAGGCAGAGGGACCACTAATGCTTTCTTAAAAAATTTAGAAACTATGTACAATGCTAACCCTCGTTACTATGCAGATACAGTAACGCCGGCTTCTGTATCAGATCCTACTATTACACCCGGAAGCGAACAGGATATAGATATAACAACCCCAGGTGCAGCTCAAACTTTTGAACAGGCTTATCCATCATTACAAGGTTTAGACGGAGAAAGATTAGCTACAGAGTTAGAGAACCTACAAGAAAGTGGTCAATTAGATCAGTTCGGTGAACAACAAATTACTCAGATATTTACAGATTTAAAAAATGAAGGAATAGGTTCTGTACCAGACCTAATTAAAAAACGTAGCGAGCAAAAGAAAAGCGTACAAGAACAGTATAAAGAAGTTTTATATTTAAACACAGTAGCGGCTAGACCAGATGCTACTGGCAAGTTAGTTTTACCAAATGGTAAAACACCTAAAGAAGCTACTGATGAGATGATTAATGCTTACTACACAGGCATACCAGATGGTGATGTAACAGCAAAAGACTTAGCAGCTAGCCAAAATGCTAGAAGAACAAATATTCTTGCCGATAAAACAGCAGAGACAAGCGCTGACCAAGAAAAACGTTTATTCTATACAGCAATGACAACCAGGATGAAGAACCAAGACGACAGTGCATTAGATTGGAGAAAACAAATTTTCCAAGAAACAAAATGGTATAGAGGTTTACAAGATGAGGCTAATGAAAAAGCTTTAGAAATATGGAATAAAAACCAAGAAACATATAAAAGCGAAGTTAATTCAATAACAACTGGTCAATATGCTGGAGGTATTTCTTTTACTGACGCACAAGCAATAACTAGACGTTTGATGCAAGACCCTAGTCAGATACAAAAATGGAGTTTATTTTTCCAAGGTAAATTAAAAGACGATACCGAAAAGAATGTTCAAGATTCTATAAAAGTTCGTCAATTTCAAAATCAATTAAATAGTATCGGTAAAAACTATTACAACAATGAAAAGAAAAGCGAGTTAGGTAGCAAATATGTAGAAGGAGCAGAAGAAGCGTTCTTAGCAATTGCTGGGGATGACGAAAAATTCAAAGCTGATCTACAAAAAATGTGGAACGAAGACGGGCACAACATTTATGCATATAACTATGCGCAACCTGCTGGTTTCCTAGAACACAAGTTCATGCAAGAAGAGTTTATCTTACAAAAAGTATTAGCAACTTTAGAAAACGATGAGTCCTTCTGGAACGGTATTTTTGGGCTTATTCCTGGTATAGGAGAAAGCTTTGAAGAGTATCTCATTAACTTTAAAGCTGATGATGTAAGAACACCTATGTTGTTAAATAGCTTAAAAGACTCACTTGCTGTTGTTTATGAAAATGGTAACCCAGTAAGAATTGCTGCTATAGATGCTAACGGTGCTGAATTAGAGGAGTCTGTAAAACTAATTGACTTAGTAAGAACACAAGGTGTGTCAGGGCTTGAGTATAATTGGCTTATAGAAAACTTATCTGCAATAGGGGATACCGAACAAAGAGAAGAACCAACCGGCGGGGTTTAGTATGTCAGACCCAATTCTTGACTTCATAAAATCTCAAAATGAAGAAAGAACTTCCGGACCTTATGACCCCATTGCAGGGTTTAGAAACAATCTTGATAAAGTCAGTGGGGCAGACACTATGCGTGGGGGCCCTGAGTTTGCAAGTGAGTTCGAATCTATAGCACCAGACGACCCTGCAGACAGAGTTGCAGCAGGATACAGAAAAGGCGTAGGACAGTTTACTGCTGACATGATGTACAGCAAGGCCGCCTTTCAAGCTTTGTTAGGAGATGAAGAAGGGGCAAGGCGCGCTGTTCAACTAGGAATAAAACAAGCGGATGAGGCTTCTAAAGAAGTAGGTGCCTTAGACATGGCACAAGAATGGGAAAAGTTTCTAGACGCACCAGACTTTGAATCTTTTATGAGAGCTGCACCTGCAACTGTAGGAGAGACAGGGCTATCTGCGCTTACTTCAATTACTGGTGCTTTAGCAGGGGTTGCTATTGCTGCATATACTGCACCTGCTACCATACCTACTGTAGCCGCAGCAGCTTTGACTGGCGCAGCTGGTAAAAAATCTTTAAACAAAATTACTAAACAACTAGCTTTTACTCATTTTACAAAAGATATTATTGCAGAATCAGTAAAAAGAGCAGCTTTAAAAAAGACTCTTACTAAGCAACAGAAAGACGTAATGAATGCTGTATATAAACAGTATCAAAAAAATGCTTTAAGCAAAAGAAAACTATATGGGTCTGTTGCTGGTGTGACTGCTGCTGAGTTCCCAAGAACTACTGGACAAGCTTTTTCAACTTACGCAGATCAAGATATGTACGATCCTATCAGCGCCGGTTTATCTATAGCACAAGGTGGTGTTACCGCAGTAATTGGTGGGGCTACAGAGGGCTTAGTCCTTAATAAATTAGTAGGCGCATTTGCAAGGTCTACCGCTTTTAAATCACGTCTAACTCCAGCAGGAGCAAACTACAAACCACCTAGCGTAGGAAAAGAAGCTGCCGCAGCCCTTGGTATAAGTGCCGTGGGGGAACCTACTACAGAAGTGCTTCAGTCTGCTGTAGAGGCTGGTCAGAAGTTTGGAATGTATGATCCACGTTTAGACGGACAGTTAGACAAAGAATATACCAGACAACAAGCTGCTTTAGATTTACAAATATCTGCTTTAGCAGGGTTAACAGCTGGCGGAACCTTTGGTGGTGCAGGTGCTGTATCTGTAGGAGCTGTTACAGGAGCACAAAACTTATTAAGAGAATATCAACAACGTGATGCTTTAACTAATATGATCTACGCTAAGTATGGAGAAGGTGGCACGGGCGTACAAATAGAACCTAAGCAATGGATTAGAGATCAGTTTGATGCTTTAGGAGATCCAACAAATGACAAAGACACTATTTGGATAGATGTTAATAGCTTAGATGAATTTCAAGAGTTTTTAAATGAACGGGAACAAGAGTTTAAAATTATAGGGGAACAGAAATATGGTAATGAAAAAATTCTAGAAGCTCTACAAGGCGGGAAAGTAAACCCAAATTATTTATTTAGGTACGATATGGCAAACCAAGATACACAACTAGGCGGTATCTTACTTTCAAGAGACCCTCAGAAAATACGAGGTTTTCAACAAGTCATGGAAAATAATATGCCTAGTCAAGCTTTATTAGATAATGAACTAGCACGAGTATTAGGCTACCCAAGGACTAGACAGAATTCAGATCAGTGGGTAGTACAAGTTAGAAACAAAGAAACGGGTGGACTTGTTCATTATCATCAAACAGGAGATCCAAAAGAAGATGGAGGGGTACATCTCGAGAATGCTAAAAAATTATTTAAGAACTCACCTAAATATAGCTACGAGATTGTAGATGCCGAAACTCATTTAGAAGAAAGACGAAACTTAGTAGATGACCCTGCAGTAGATTTATCAGAAGTAAAACCTATTTTAACGGAAGAACAAGCAGCTGAAGCTACAGGTAGAACTAGTGCTAAAGATGCTGAAGGCATGACAGGCCTTAGAGACGAAACTGGTAGGTATGCACAAGCTGCGGATGTAGTAGAAGACCCTGTTGCTGTTACTCCTCGTAAAGAAGAAGGTGCAGAGCCTATTAGGAATAGAAACAATAAAGCTTGGGCAAAACCAAATACGCAATACCTACAAGATCAAGCGCCAAATAGTGAACTTATTAAGAACGCTAGATTAGCTACAGACCCACAGTTTCGTGCTGAGTTTGATCAAAATATTAATGAAAACAACTATTCTAGGATTTTATTAGAAGCTTTTATCAAACAACAAGATAGGTTTGGAGATGTAGATACACAAACTAACACTGAACTTGTTTATAAAATAGACCCAGAAGGTGAAGGTTTTGTTATTAACAAGTATAGGAAGCCATTACAGAAGCTAGAAACATATGAACAAGCTAAGCCAGAGTTTGATAGAGTCATTAGAGAAGCTAAAGGCAGAGGTAGAAAACAACGAACAGTAGTTCGTGGAGACGGTACTACAGAAACAAGATACGCAAACAGTCCTTTTGCTATAACAACTAGAGAACCAGACGGTAATTTTTCTATGCCTCAACCTGTAGATATGCCAACTATAGTTAATAACTACAGAAAGATATTACAAAGGATGTGAGTGTTACCTAATGAACAATACTACCAAAGCCTTGCAGATACCTTTACTAGTGTTTATGGCACTTTGCTAGAAGACCCAGATTATCAAATAACATTCAAAGGCGAACCTATAACAGATCAAAGTTTTGCTGACCCTGAGTTTGTAGTTTATACAGAGGGCGGAGGACAACTTGAATATAGTCTTTCTGATCTTATCGCTAAAGGTGCAGAGGAGTCTTTAGGCATCAGTGAACAAGCTACTCCTGGGCAGGTGCAAGATATAGAACGTAGGATACAAGAGAAACAAGAGGAGATAAGTGCGCTAGAACAACAGATAAAAGACCTACAAGAACTCCGTCAACAAAACGGTAAGTTTACACCTGAACAGTATAACCAGTTTATAACTCTGATAGATCAGTTGTACGGACCTAAGGTAGGACAAAAAAGAAACGGACCTAACAATTTATACATTCAAAAAAACCAATTAGAGCAAAGTTTACGACAAGCAGAACAAGAAGGGGGTAACACTACGTTAGATCCTAGGAATGATATAGATGATATGACTGACCCAGAAAACCCCGGGGACTTCCAAAATCAAGATTCTGTAGAACAATATTGGAATGAAGAGTTTGAACATTACGCCAAACAAGGTTTCACTAGAGCAAAGATAGGCACAAAGAAAGAAGAAAAAACAGTAGACGAGCCTAAGATACCAAAAACTGTTGAGCCTATTCAGTTAAGTGAAAGGCTAGCAAATGCAACTCCAGAAAGTATTAAAAGGTATTTTAGAACTGTAGGTAAAGTTGCTAAAAAACATTTAGGTCTAAAAAAACCTCTTTTGATTTTTACTCAACAAGAAACTATTAACATCAAAGGAGCAGCAGATACCATACCAGGTGTTAAGCGTCTTCTTATGGAACAAGCAAAAGGTAACTATGATGCTTATGTAGACGCTGTTAATCAAAGGTTAAACGAAATAAAAGATGATGTAATGGTTCAGAGCAAAGGAGTTGCAGGTTATATGCAAGGTTTTGGTGGACAGTTTGATATTATAGTTTTAAGAACTCCTGAAAATCTTACTGAGTTTAACTTCGGTCTTATGCATTTAGTATTAGGACATGAAATGGGTCATAGTTTCTTTAGAGAATCTATGAATAAACTTTTAAAAAATCCTTTGCTTAGAAGATACTTTATGAAAGAGTTTGAAAAAGCTAAAGCTGCAAGTCCAGAAGTTGGGCAATACTTTGAAAATAATGGTTTTGAAGAATGGTTTGTAGATAAAGTGTCAGCTGCTTTATTCGATTTGGACAAAGGTACAATACTTAAATCTAAAGACTTAAGTGATAATTATATAAATACAATGGCACAAGCTTTAAAAGCTTTTTATGATGCAAAACAAAAACTTGCACCTCTTTCACCAACATCTGAAAGTGCATTAGACCAAGGCAATGCGGCTTTCTTTCAAGGTAGGTTTACTTACGATGAGAGCGTAGGCGAATTTATGAAGGGTATAGATGGCATTTTAAACGAAAGAACTAATTTAAATTTTCAAGATAGAGTTCATGCTGAAGAGCTTATAGATGGTTTATTTGGTAATAGACCAAGCTTGAAGTTTATGCGTAAGATAAACAAAGATGCAATGAACATGGTAAAAACAGGTAAAGTACCACCATGGTTTACTAAGTTATTTTTTACAGCTCGCGGTTTCTTAGATACTCTAGGTAAAGAAAAAGGTATAGGTAAAGAAATAGGTCAAATCTTCCACAAGGTTAGTGGAGAACAAGGCACACCTGGTATGATAAATGAGGCTAATAGAAAGTTAAACGAACTAGTTAATGAGTTAGTAAAAAGACTTGAAATGGATGCAAAGCAAGTAGATGGCTTTGATGCAGTAGTACAAGGCATAACTGGTATAAACGAGAGCGCATTTACTCAAGAAGAAATAGATGCTTTTAGAGAAGCACAAGACGAAAAGAAACCAACCGAACAGTTATCACCAAAAGCACAAGTCGTACGTAAGTTTTTATTTGATGTCTATGATATTTTAGAATTAGAAAAGTATGAAATATTTAAACGTGATCCCGAAACTGGTCAGTTTTATAAAACTAATATCCAAAGAAGAGCTAACTATTTCCCTCGTATTATATTGATTGCTGATATAGCAGCTAAGCCTGAACTTAAAGCAAAGCTCATAGAACTTCTTATAGAAGCAAACCCAACCACTAAACCCGCAGATGTTGTAAAAGCTGTAGAAAAAATAATTGCAAACAATGAAAAGAGTGTAGACACCAGCAGCAAGTTAGATGAAGACTCCGGGTATGGCTTAGGTATGCCAGAAGAAAGGGCTAATTTATGGGAAGGATTAGATACTCCTACGCTCGTTGAAGAAGGATTAGCTGCCCCAGGAGAAGTGGCAATATTAGAATACCTTAGAGATATAACCAGACAAGTTGAATTGCAAAAAAGAGGGGGTAGTAGAAGAATTAGGAACCTTATAGATCAGCTGCCTGCAGAAGAACAAGGACATGCAAAAGATGCTGTCAATGCTATGTTAGGTAGAGTAGATCCTATACGTCATAGCGCTTGGAGGCATATGAATGATGGAGTGCTTACCCTTAATGTACTTACTCTTTTAGGTATGGCAGTATTTGCCTCAGTGCCAGACTCTGCAGGTCCAATACTTAGAAGCAGAGAGTTTGACTTAAGAACTATTACTAAAAACATATTTGATGCTCTGGGTAAAGGCGAAGCAGAACAACTTGCAAGAGACATAGGTGCTAATGGTAGAGAAGCTGCAGCCCAAACAATCTTATACGCAGGCGAGCTTGATGGGACAGCCTTATGGGCTAAAAAAGCTACTAACACCTGGTTTAGAATTACACAGTTAGAAAGATGGACAATCTTTACTAGAAAATTTGCTGCAGGTATGGCTAGAGATTTCTTAATAAAACATGCTGACATAGTTTCCAAAGGTTATGAAGGCGACCCAGATGTACTGTTATCAGAAAGGTACTTAAAAGATTTAGGGGTAACAGCAGAACAGATACAAGCTTGGAAAGACAGTGGTAGTGATATAGACCAACACGCCGAGGTTAGGACAGCGTTGGGTAGGTTTGTAGACGAAGCTATTGTAAGACCTAATGCAGCAGAAAGACCTGTTTGGGCATCTGATCCACACTGGGCCATAGTCTGGCAGCTAAAATCTTTCTATTATGCTTATGGTAAAAATATTATGGGCGGTCTATTTAGAGAAGGTAAAACTAGATATGGTGAGACTGGTAATATAACTCCAGCTATAATGCCACTTTTCTTTGGGGCTGCTTTGTTGATGCCTTTGACAATGATTGGTTGGGATCTAAGAGAAAGATTTAAAATAGGATTATCTTACGTACTACCGGGTATAAGTCCTAATGATCCTGGTGTAAATTATAGGGCATCTAAAGATATGTCAGGTGGTAAATACTGGTTTGAAGTTTTAGATAGAAGTGGTATGTTAGGTCCTGGTGCTTTGGCTTTACCGCTTGTTATGGAGGATAAACAATACGGCAAAGGGCCTCTTATTCCTATACTAGGTCCTGGAGCAGAAAGAGCGTATGATTTACTACAGGGAGAAGCAGAACCTTTTGATTACTTCCCTGTATATAGTCAGCTCGACACTAGAGCATTAGAGAGGTAAAATTAGTTATGGCTTACTCAGACACAATTAAATTAGTAGTAGGGGACACACTACCAGAGTTGACCTTTACTTTAAAAGATAGCAACACAGCTGCAGCAGGACAAACGTTAGATGTAGAGAATGATGCTACATGGGCTCCTATTGATTTATCAAGTGGTACTGTAAGATTTAGAATTAGAGAAGTAGGACAGACAACAGTATTACAAACAATAACAGCTAGTATTACAGATGCTACCGGAGGCGAATGTGCTTTGACTTTTCCTACAGGTACTTGGACAGCTGCTGGTACGTATGAAGGTGAGTTAGAGTTTACTAAATCAAACGGACAAATACAGACAGTACAAGACCTAGTCAAGTTTAAGGTGCGTGACGATTTTGATTAATGGCCTTCCGTGCAAAACTTAGCTATGTAGATCTAAAAGCGACCGTATCTTTTTCTGAGATACGCGTCATTGTTTCTCAAGAAGAAACCCGTACAAGTCTAAGTTTTACAGACGCTAAAACGTCCGTACACAGTCAACTAGTACAAACGCTAGTTCAATATGTCAATCTAAATTCTTTAGTACAATACGTAAATCTATCTGCTGTAGATGTTTTATTAGACGCAGATAGTAAGAACTTATATTTCATACCACAAAACGATTCACCAAACGCTGTCAGTGTAACTATGTTAGAGGATACAGCCTTTGATGTAGGTAAAACACTTACTGATTCTTACGGTTTTGTTGATGAACCTGCTTTAGGGGTAGGTAAAGCAGTTTCTGACTCTATTGCTTTTGGTGAAGTAGTACAAACTCTAATTACTTTTATTCGTGATTTTAGTGATTCTTACAGTTTTACAGATAGCCAAGCTTTAAGCGTAGAACCTGTATATACAGATAGCTTTAGTATGGGTGACGCAGCTCCTACGTTTAATCTTAATAAAACTGCTACGACAGATTCTTTTGGTTTTACTGATACAGACGACTGGAGCTTTACTAAAAGCCTTACTGATACCCCTACTCTAGTAGATACTGCCCCTAGTTTTACAACTACAACAACTAAAACAGACTCTTTTGGATTTACTGATAGCCAAGCTTTAAGTTTTGCTAATGTTGTACCGAACAACGAAGCAGTACTAACGGATAGCCCTGCCTTAGCACCAAGTTTAGGTAAAACAGACAGCTTAAGCATGGATCAAGTTTTCTCTAGAGTTGTTACTTTTGCTAGATCATTTAGCGATACTGTATCTTTAGACGATATAGCTTCTGTTGATGACCCACTACAAACAGATGTAGATTCAGCTAAAACTAACGTTTTTGGTTTTACAGATGACCATTCGTACACATTCAGTAAGATACTAAGCGACACGTACGGAATGTCTGACAGTCCTGCAATAGAAGCTAGTAAACCTTTTGCAGATTCTTTTAGCTTTACAGATGCCCCTATTGTAAGTTCGTCTTTAGCTAAAACAGACAGTATTTCAGTTTCTGAAGCATTATCTTTAAGTCTTGGCAATTCTTATACAGATAGTGCTACAATATCAGAAGTTATAAATGTTGTTACCGTACGAAGCCACAGCGTTATTAACGCGGCTGGATTAAATGTCGGGACACTAAACTAGGAGAAACTATGATAAAAGACGGTTTAACTTTAAAAGGTAAGTTAGCAATCGCTATAAATGGCGAAACAGTCAAAGAAGTAGATAACCTTGTTGTTACGGATGGCAAAGAATATGTAGCTAGTAGAATGAAAGATGCTAGTGCTACTGCTATGTCACGTATGGCTATTGGTACAGGTAGTACTGCAGCCGCAGCAAGTGATTCTGCATTGGGAAGTGAGGCAGCTAGGGTTGCTTTAACTTCTACTACTGTTAGCGGAGCGGATGTTACTTATGTTGCTACATTTGGCGCAGGTACAGGAACGGGTGCTATTACAGAAGCAGGTATATTAAATGCAGCTTCTAGCGGAACTATGTTATGTAGAACAGTATTTTCAGTTGTAAACAAAGGTGCGTCTGACTCAATGACAATTACCTGGACTGTAACAGTTTCTTAATTTTTAAGGAGTAAGCTGTGGCAGTTGTTTTTAAGAACAATGCAAAAACAACACTTGCATCTGGCATAACGTCCTCGGCCACATCTATTACGGTTGCGGACGGAAGCGTTTTCCCGACGCTAACTGGTAGTGATACATTTTTTTGCACCTTCGACGATGGAACCAACATTGAAATTGTTGAGGTCACAGCTGTATCTTCAAATACCCTAACAGTAACTAGGGCTCAAGATAACACCAGCGCAACTTCTTTTTCTACCGGTACCGTAGCTGAGCTAAGGCTTACTGCTGCTATTCTTGAACTTTTTCCACAAGTAGACGCAGGTGAAGTTACTGCCGATGAATTTATCGGAGATCTTCGTGGTGCAGTCATATTTAAAGCTCAGGCAGGCGAAGCTGTTTCCAAGAGTGACGCGGTTTATGTGTCAGGTATCTCTGGCAATACCCCAGTAGTTTCTTTGGCAGATGCAGATGATGCAAATAAAATGCCCGCTTTTGGCTTGGTATTAACAGCCGCCTCAGCCAATGGATCTACAGAAGTTGTAACTTTTGGTACTATTTCAAGCGTTGATACTTCTGCATTTAGTGTTGGTGATACTTTGTATGTTTCTACAAACGCAGGAGGGCTAACCAACTCAAAACCAACAGGCGAAGCCTCTTTAATACAAAACATAGGTAAAGTACAAAGATCTCATGCCTCAGCAGGATCTATCAAGGTAGGTGGTGCGGGGAGAACAAATGATGTCCCAAACCTTAATGACGGTAACATATTTATAGGTAACGCATCTAACCAGGCAACAACAGCCTCCTTAAACACCAAGATAGAAGACTATTTAGATGCCAACGGCACAACCTTCCCAGACAGCGTAAAAGCTCAGTTTGGTACAGGTAATGATTTGCAAATTTATCATACTGGTTCAAATAGTGTTATTACAGATACTGGAAGTGGTGACTTAAAAATAAGAGCTAACAATCTGCTTTTAGAAGCATACGCAACTGAAGATGATTATTTAACAGCTATTGATGGTGGTGCGGTTACTATTTTTTATGATGGTTCACCAAAACTAGCCACAACCTCAACAGGCATAGACGTAACAGGTACAGTAACTGCTGATTCTGTTGAAGTAGATGGACTTCTCCATATTGACGGCTCTGATAATAGCAATGTAGCTAGTTTTGCTTTAACAAGAACAGATGCGTCTTGGTCTATTGATAATGAAACAAACTTTAGGATTTATGGAAACACTGGTGACACAACCAACCCAGCAACAAAGCGTTTCGAAATAGGTACAGGCGGAGACATCTCCTTCTACGAAGACACAGGAACTACAGCTAAGTTCTTTTGGGATGCTTCTGATGAACGATTAAATCTAACAGGCTCTGATTACCAGTTTGGTATAAAGCAAGGTTCTAATCAGCCTTGGTATAACAGAGCTGTTTCTGATGGTAGTTACAGGATACATTTAAATGGTACAGGCGATATACTAACCGCCACCTCAACAGGAATTGACGTAACAGGCACAGCCACGATGGATGGGCTGACTGTTGATGGTGCTGCAAACTTTGGTGCTGCTGTTGATGGTATTATAAATTCAGACTTTTCTGTGTTTATTAATATTGATGCTAATAATAACTCTACAGGTGATTCTTTTCATATAGCAAGAAATTCAACAGATGGCTCTGGACCAAAAATGCTGTCTGCTTATGAAACAGGAGACATCTCCTTCTACGAAGATACAGGAACTACAGCTAAGTTCTTTTGGGATGCAAGTGCTGAATCGCTTGGAATTGGAACGACTAGTCCTTCTCAAGCACTTGATGTTGTAGGTGCTATCAAAGTATCAGATGGTATTTTAAATGCAGGTGCAGCAGGTTCAGCAAGTGTATTTAACGAAGACGGCACTACTGCTGACTTTAGAGTTGAATCTAGTGGTAACACTCATATGCTATTTGTTGATGGTGGATTAAACAGAGTTGGAATTGGAACTGCTAGTCCTAATCAATTGTTACATTTATCTGCTAACGGTCCAGTATTAGCTTTAGGTTCTTCTGGAACTTCTGACCCTAGAATAGATTTTTATGACCAAAACACTACAACTATTGGGGCAGGAATATTTTTTGACCAAGATGCAGACTCATTAAAAATACTTAGAACTGTATCAGGTTCTGCAACAGATGGAATAATATTAGATTCTTCAGGCAACTTGTTGGTGGGAACTACTTCAGCCTACGGCACTACAGGCACAACTATAAACGCGGCAGGGTTAGTTTATTCATCTGCTGATGGAGATAGAGCAGGACAGTTTGACAGAACTACAAGTGACGGTGAGCTTGTTAGGTTTTCAAGGGCAGGCACAACAGTTGGAAGTATTGGTTCACAAGGTGGTGATAGTTTAACTATAGGTAATAGTGATACAGGTCTTTTAATTACTGATAGCAATAATGCTATTCACCCTTGGAATGTTTCTACAAATGCAAGTCGTGATGGAGCTATTGACTTAGGTCGTAGTTCACATCGCTTCAAAGACCTCTACCTTTCAGGTCAGATTAGCACTAATGATACTGGTGGTTTATCTATTACTGCTGACTCTGTAAACAGAGGTATATTAAACCTTAGTACTAGCACAGCATATCAACTACTCGGCGGTAGTTATTATGGTTATACAGGCTATAAAACTGGTGGCTATCATAGATTCTTTGGTTCTGATGGTGTTGAGGATATGAGACTGGATGCCTCGGGGAATCTGTTGGTGGGGGCTACATCAGAATCAACATGGGAAAGTGCTAAAGGATTTAGAGCAAGACAAAGTGGCTCAACAACCATAACAAGAGATGGAAACCCACCTTTATATGTAAATAGACTTACTAGCGATGGTGATATTGCAGTATTTAAAAAAGGTACAACAACAGTTGGAAGTATTGGTAGTTCTTTTGGAAATCGTTTATATATAGGCGATGGTGATACCGCTATAAGATTTGCAGATGATTTAGATACTATAGTTCCTTGGAATGGCTCTACTAATACTCTTAGAGATGATGCAATTGATTTAGGTGAATCTTCAGGTAGATTCAAAGACCTCTACCTTTCAGGAACAGCTAGAAGTAATACCGTTTCTATTAATGGAACTACAGTAATAGACTCCTCTCGTAATTTAACGAATATAGGAACTATCTCTAGTCTTGCTATAACTTCTAGTGGTCTTTCTTATCTTACCCAAGTAGATTCAAGTGAGTTTAGAAATACTACTCGCGTAAGTACTGCTACAACACCTGCAAATACAGCAGGTTGGTTTAAGATTGCAAAAGTTGTAAGGGGTGCAGGTAGAATATTGTTATCTTTTACAGGTGGTAATCATAGCCCTGATACTTACGTTATTGATTACTATAAAAACTGGTCAACAACAGGTTCATTGTTTTTAAAAAATTTACAAGGAGTATCATATATAACAAAAGCAAAAATAAGACAAG